ATCAGTCTATTAGCAACAGAATTGAAAAACAATATGATCCTCGAGATGATATCGGTGAAAGAAAAGTATTAAATTTCAGACCTTTAAACAAGTCATTGGCTGATGGTGAGTGGCTAATACTTTGTCGTACACATGAGATTGTTAAGCAAGTTTGTGGTGCGTTAGATAGGTATGGATGGTTGTATAAATGTTACGGTAAGTCTGTTGTGAATGAAAAAATAATCGAGGCCATCGTCTCATGGACCAGGTTACAACGTGGTGAAAAAGTTTCTGGTGGACGTGTTGATACAATTTATAGTTTCATGGACAGCACAAGAATAAAAAGAGGACACGGTACATTTAAAGGTTCACACACAGAGATGTATTCAATTGATGATTTAATAAACAAGTATGGTTTGCGTGAACATATCAAAGAAGATTTGTTTACAAAAACATTAGACTGGTATGATGTATTAAATGCAAAAGGTATTTTAAAAAAGATTATTTATTTACGACAAGTTATGCGTGATGGTCATAGGTTAGATGATAAACCACGTATAGAAGTATCTACCATACACGCAAGTAAGGGTGGTGAGAGAGACAATGTTATGCTATTAACAGACTTATCATATGGACCTTACAAGTCCTCACGTGATACACAACAGGGCCGTGATGATGAACTCAGAGTTTTCTATGTCGGGGCTACTCGTGCCAAAAAAAAATTAGTAATCGTGCATACAACGGAGGCCCAATATGAGTTTGAACCTATCTTCTTCCATGAAAAGCAAGCCAGTTAACGAAAAGTTTTTTGATGACTTAGATAAAGCTGCTGCAAAGCATCTTGTTAGACTTGGTGTAGAAAAAGATTGGAAGGATGTTTATCGTCGTATGAAAAATAGAAGGAAGAAACGTGAAAGATCAACCTAATTGGTTTCCTAAAGTACACCGCATGCCTAGTGAGTGGGTTATGCCTGATCACTTTCCTGATCTATCGTACTATGATGAAATCGCAATAGACTTAGAAACAAGAGATCCAAATATTAAATCTAAAGGACCAGGTTACATACGCAAAGATGGTGAAGTCGTGGGCATAGCAATTGCAGTTGAGGGGTGGAGTGGCTACTATCCCATTGCGCACGACACACCGCCAAACATGGATAAAGATATTGTAACGAAGTGGTTAAAAAAACAATGTAGTTACGAGCATGTTAATTATATATTTCATAATGCTTTTTATGACGTAGGCTGGTTAAAGACGATGGGTGTTGACATCAAGGGTAAAATAATAGACACTCTCATTGCTGCGCCACTCGTAGATGAAAATAGGTTTAGATTTGATTTAAACACTTTATCAAAAGATTATCTACAAGAGTCGAAATCTGAAGCACAACTCTACGAAGCAGCAAAGATGTGGGGCCTTGATCCTAAAGGAGAACTATGGAAGCTTCCTGCCTCACATGTAGGAGAATACGCAGAACAAGATGCAGCTGTAACGCTACGCTTGTGGAATCACTTACGTACAGAAATATTACGACAAAATTTAACAAACATTTTTGAGCTAGAAACAGACCTATTTCCAGTTTTGTTTGACATGAAACAAAAGGGCGTTAGGGTTGATCTAGAAAAAGCAGATAAGATTAAAAATGATCTACTTAACAAAGAAAATAATATCTTACGATCCATTAAAAAGCTTACTGGCATTGACGTCGAAGTATGGGCCGCTGCAAGTGTTGCAAAAGCATTCGAAAAACTTAACCTGGCATTTGATACTACACCAACGGGGAAACCAAAATTTGACAAGAACTTTCTTGCGACTCATGACAGCCCGCTTGCCAAGATGGTTGTCGAATGTCGAGAAATTAATAAAGCGAGAACAACGTTCATCGATACGATCCTCAAGCATTCGCACCGTGGGAGGATTCACGCTGAGATCCACCAAATGCGTTCAGACGAAGGCGGAACAGTAACAGGAAGATTTAGTTACAGTAATCCTAATTTACAACAAATACCAGCACGGCACGCTATTCTCGGCCCACTGATCAGAAGTATATTTATACCTGAGAAAGATTGTAAGTGGGGTATCTTTGATTACTCGCAACAAGAACCACGGCTCGTGGTACACTATGCTAGTCTTAAAAATTATTTAGGTGCTGGTAAGTTTGTTGAATCATACAAAGATGATGAGGCGACTGACTTTCATCAAATGGTATCTGACTTGGCTGACATACCTCGTAAGCAAGCAAAAACAATTAATCTTGGTTTATTTTACGGCATGGGTAAAGGCAAACTTATGTCTCAGTTAGGTGTAGACCTAGAACAAGCAGAAGATTTATTAGCTGGGTATCACGAACGTGTACCTTTTGTAAAAAAACTTATGATGGATACGATGCGTAAAGCTAGTGATAAAGGTTTTCTATCAACAATTGAAGGTAGAAGATGTCGTTTTGATCAATGGGAGCCAAGTAATGAGTGGGGCAAAAAAGCACTACCGTTGCATGAAGCTCAAAGAGAATACGGCGAACATATGATTAAAAGAGCTTGGACCTACAAAGCATTAAACCGTTTAATACAAGGGTCTGCAGCCGATCAAACAAAGAAAGCAATGCTCGAGTTGTCTAAAGAAGGCTACACGGCGCACATTCAAGTGCATGATGAGTTAGATTTTTCTGTTGCTAATGACAAAGATAAGTCTAAAATTAAGGAGATCATGGAACATGCAATTGAATTACAAGTGCCAAATAAGGTAGACGTTGAAATGGGTGACAACTGGGGCGACGCTGGTGATTAAGATCTGGGTTTTATTTGTATTTCTATCTTTACCTGACAGTCCAGGTATTAAACACATTAGTGAGATTACTTATTCCGAGCAAGAATGTATAGTGAAGAAAGAACTTAAATCAGTGTACACGGAGCAGTGGGCATTGAAAAACGGTATTGAGCAGTTTTATTATGAAGTAAAATGTGTAGAAACTATGATGTTTAATACATTAGGTACTTGACACTCCCACTTTATTAGTATATATATACAATTAAATGAGAACATTGCAAGGTTCTCAGAGTATGGCTGAACAACTGTAACAAGGTAGTAAGGCACACTTGAGGAAAGCTATGGGCAAATGCCTGAAGGGTCCAAGGGTGGTTCTGAAGTACTAGTTAAACTCATAAGGTTTGATTTGTCGGGAAAAGGTTGGGGGTAGTCAAAGAATCCCCCTACTCACAAGAAGGAGAAAGAAATGACTGTACTAAAAAAAGATTACGAAGCTGTATTTAAAGAAGGCTTCAAGCTTGGTACTAGACTAGCTAGGGCCAAGATAAATTTAATGCGTGCTAATGATTCACGTATGATTAACGATGAGCCAATGATGAAGCATTACCAGGAGTATGCTGAGACATGGACGAAACTCGCTAAAAATTGTGGGCGTAAGTTTACACCACCCGTGGCTCACTCAACAAGTCAACCTTCCATTGATCTTGGTGATGTCGAGCTATTGAATCACAAGTACGATGATAAACCAGAGGATGAGGATGGATATCAAGAAGTTCAAGTCGGTGGCAGTGGCCATTGAGACGTATAAAATATTAAAGAAACTTGCTGCACTGGATGATCGGTCTGCAGGAATGGAGATAACACATTTAGTAAAGCAAGAAGCAAAGAAGAGAAAGATACATGAGAAAGAAACTTAGTTTGATACAGCGTTTAACAGATGAGTTTTTTCGTTTACGACCTAAGGTAAGACGTGATCCACGGACCAAGGAACACTTATTGGTTCAACACAGATACCGTAGGGTAGAAAATATATTAAGAAAAAGGTATGGTGATCTATACATCATGACTATCATGAATGTCGGCACCATGGTTATAGATGAGAAAGGAGAAGAACATGATATGTTTCAATTGCAAAGGGAATGGATTTCTAAGAATAAACTGGGAAGGAGAACAAAGCATTGAACAATGCAAAGTATGTAACTCGTCGGGCGAAGTTAAGGATGATGAACACTATAACCAGTCTTGGGACGACGGCTCAGGGTCATGCAGCGTATACTACGGTCCGCCACTTGACGTCGAAGGAGATGAAGGCTTTAAAAACTACAAGATTTACCCCATCAAGGCCAGTGATCGTTTTTAAAGGAGAACCACCTTTTTAGTTGCGTAAGTAACAAATTTGTACTATCTTTCGGGGCGAGAAATATTTTTTTCATTTTTCACTCCCGAGAAGGAGCCTTGTTAAGACCCCAAGCGTCATACGAGGCTCCACTAAATGAAAGGATGGTATGAAACACGAAGAAATATTAAGACAAAGAGACCTGTTAGACACGTTGCTCGCCTCACGGCTCGGGCAATACGATCGCATTAAGAATATGCAAATCATGGACTCCATTTATTTTAAAAAGAAATTGCCCAAGAATGTGGTGCTTTTTCCGTTACAAAGGATAAAACGCTATGTACACAACACTGCCAACAAGCCCAATAAGAACAGTAAAAAAGTGTAACAAATGCCCGAACTTCCATGTGGAGTTCTTCAATACTAAATTCAACAGAACCTATACGCCTGAAGAATGGGAGCAAATTGTTACAGAAGGTAGAGAAGCATTAGATAAGGCTTTACGATTAGTGCGTGAAGACCCTAAGTTTTTTAGTTAAATCGCTATCTCTATAGATGTTTTCTACCAAGTAGTTATACATTTTATTTTATTAGACTACCAAGTAACAAGGTAACAAGGTAACATACAGCAGAATACTTACCTTTTTTGTTACTTACAAGGTATTTTATAGGTAACAAGAAGTAACAAATATACAAAGAAAACTCGATTTTGCTAGGTTTTACAATAAAAATATATTATCTTAGAAAAAACATCTATTGAAATGAGTGAATTAGAAGAAGTAAAACTACCAGATGCATTATCAGATGCATTGTTTGATAGAAACATTACACAGAAGCAGCGTAAGTTTATTCTGTTGTACGTCCATTCCGAAGGTTTAAAAACTGGCACACAATGTGCAATAGAAGCTGGGTATGCAGCTGGTTCTGCAAAAGTCAGAGCTTCAGAGTTACAAAACCCAGATAGATATCCATTGGTTGCAAAAGCAATTGATGCAGAGAGGCGTGCATCAGTAGAAAGATACAAATGCAGTCAGGAACGATCTTTATCTACATTGGCAAGAATCAGGGACGCAGCGTCAGCTGCTGGTAATTATAATGCTGCCGTAGCTGCAGAGACCAGGCGTGGTCAGATAGCTGGTTTGTATGTTGACAAAAAAGAGATTCTTACAGGTACAATTGATTCAATGTCTAGAGATGAGGTAGAGAAAAAGTTACAGGAACTGAAAGAACAATACAGTATTGAAACTACTTTTGAAGAAGTAAAAGAATTAGAAAATAAGTCTTGACTATCTAATTAGTTGGGAGTATATAGGTTTTAGAAAGAGAGGAAGTATGGAAACGAAAGAGGATTTTATTAGAGAAGTAAGAGAATTACTTAATGCTAATGAAAAAGTTGTTCATGTAGAATTAAATCAAATTGTTGATATGGTACATGAGCTTGTAGAATCATATAGATATTAAAAAGGAGAAAGTTATGCATATAGATAAATACGTAGTGAATAACATTGGTACGAAGTGGACTAATGGTAAAGATAAAAAGAATTGTATACTGGATAGTCTTGACGGTATTGATGGTATTGAACTTAAAAAGTTAGTTCCGTTATTAGATCAGTGGTTTGAAACTGTTACTGGTGGTTGGTCTGATAAAACTGTTGAGTTAATAATTAATGTAAAGGAGAATGATAT